AATCATACCCGATGAAGAAGCCAATGTGTTGCCAGGCGTTACCATTTCATTTACTGGTAAATTTACACCACTAGGTGCAGAAACAGACTTTGGTTCATTTACTTTTGAGAACGATGGTTATACCGATGCACGCTTCAACGCACGTCAAGTTAAGATGAAAGTCACAGGTTCAACCACGCAAGATTTCCAAGTCGGACAAATACGAGTAGACGCTCGTGCGAGAGGACGTAGATAATGGACTTATCCTCACAAAGACAATACATACAACGAGCTAGAAATGTTACTGTTGATTTAACAACTACAAGTGAAACACTTTTATATACAGCGCCTAGTGGGGATGATTTTGATTTTGTTGTAATTGAATCAATTTTAGTAACAGAAGATGGCGGACAACAAACAAACTTTACTTTAAAACTAACAGATGATCAGTCTGTGGAACATACATTATGGTCACAATTTAATATATCAGCTCACAATACGGTTGAATTATTAACCCGTAGTTTAATAATAACCCAAAGTGAAATAATTAAATGTACTGCTGCTCATGCTAATAAACTTAGTGTTATTATGAGCATCGTTGAATATGCAAAAGGCGATTAAAAAATTAGACAGACAATCCCAAGCGCAACAAGAATGGGAAATACAATGGGAACGTTGTAAACCTTGGATTGAGAAAGCCGTAAAACACCAAGACGGCTATACAATAGACGACATAGAGGATAAAATAAGACAAGGAATATTTCATTTATGGCCTGGTAAGAAATCAGCCATGATTACAGAGTTTGTTGTATTCCCACAATACAGAGCTTTGAACTTATTGTTCTGTGGTGGTAAGTACGAAGAACTCGCAGAAATGTTACCATATATAGAAGATTTCGCTCGTAGAGCGCAAGTAAAAAGACTTTATGGCGGTGGCCGTAAAGGTTGGTTAAGAAAGCTAAAAGGATTAGGTTTTGAGCCAGAATATTTAATTAGAAAAGACTTATGAGTAAAGGCAAGCAAACAGTAGAAACAACAGTACCATCGTTTCAACAACAACAATATCAAGACATCTATCAACAAGCCAGAACTTTGGCTCAACAACCATTTATCCCCTATACAGGACCACAAGTAGCTGGTTTTTCACCAGACGAATTACGAGCATTTGAAGCTACAAGACAACAATTTGGTAGGGCGCAAGCATTTGATCCATTTGCTCAAAGACAACAATTAATGCAAGCACCAACACCACAAATAGCACAAGTTGGTGGTCAAGCAGCACAAATTAGCACCGTGCCACAACCAGTATCAGCTCAGATCGGTCCAGTAGCACAACCAGGCTTTGCTCAAATAGGGCAAGTTGGTGGTCCAGGTGTTGCACAAATAGAAAGAATTAGAGGACCACAAGCAGCACAAATAAGCGCACCAAGACAATTGCAAGTACCATCATTATTACAAGCCGACATTGGTGCTTATCGTTCACCATTTGAACAACAAGTAGTTGATGTTGCTCTTGGTGATATACAAAGACAACAAGACATTGCTCAACAAAGAGCGCAAGAACAAGCCATTCGTGCAGGCGCATTTGGTGGTTCAAGAAGTGCGATTTTAGAAGCAGAAGCTGCACGACCATTTGCCGAACAAGCAGCTAGAACCGCAGCACAATTAAGACAAGCTGGTTTCGAACAAGCACAAAGAGCTGCCGAAGCCGACATACAAAGACAATTAGCAGCACAACAATTTGGTATTGGTTTAGAAGCCGATATTGCTAGACAACAAGCTCAGTTACAACAACAAGCAGGACTTGCAGGATTTGAAGCAGAAAGACAAAGAGCTTTACAACAAGCACAATTAGAACAACAAGCTGGACTTACTGGTACAGAACTACAACAACAACGAGCTTTACAACAGGCTCAACTTCAGCAACAAGCAGGTTTATTGGGCGCAGAGCAAGCACAACAGCGTGCCTTGCAACAAGCACAACTGCAACAACAGGCTGGTATGTTAGGTGCAGAACAAGCACAGCAAAGAGCATTAGAACAAGCCAGACTACAACAACAGTTTGGTTTAGCAGGCATGGACATTGGCGCAAGACGTGCGTTAGAACAGGCCCGTATGCAACAACAGCAACAACAATTCCAAGCTGGTTTGTTAGGACAGCAAGAGCTTGCACAACAGCAAGCATTACAAGGTTTACTGGGTACAGGCGCACAACAAAGAGCATTGCAACAACAAGCTCTGGGTGCAGCAAGAGGAGAGTTCGAGCGTGCCTTGCAATATCCATACCAACAGTTTGGTTTACTATCGCAAGCTATTAGTGGTATTCCAGCTATGCAAGGGCAAGTAACAAGAGGTACTGCTGGTAGCGCTGATATACTTGGTGGTCTTGGTAGTCTATTAGGATCATTAGCTATAGGAGGTGTTTTTAGATAATGTCATTAGGTAAATTATCACCAGAAGCAGGAGTTGCTTTATTGGGTTTAGGTAGTGCCTTGCGTGGTCAAGATCCAGCTCAAGCTGTATTGGGAGCGCAAAGAGTTTTGTTAGAAAGAGAAGAAAGAGAAGAAGAAAAAGCTTTAAAAGAACAAGTTAATAAAGCTATAGACGCTTCTAATTTACCAGAATCACAAAAAGAATTATTAAAACAATTAGATGTTAGAACTCAAGCTTCTGTATTGTTTAAAGAACCAAAACCAGAGCCAGGCAAACAAGAAATTATTGATTCAATAATTAGAAAAATAGAAAGAGGTGAATCTTTAACAGCAGAACAACAAAAGTTATATGAGGATCTTATTTTAAGACCAACCTATCAAGAAAGACTGTTAGGACAATTTGGTGGTATGTCACAATCACAACCACAACCAGGACCTTCTATCATACCAACAATTACTTCGGAAGAAGAATTTAATAATTTACCATCAGGCTCTCAATTTTACTATAACGGAGTTTTACAAGTAAAAGAGTAGGGAAGAATGAATGGCAGAGCAAAAACAACCAATCAAATCTTTTAAAGAATTACAAAGCTCTCAAGAAGTAAAAAAAGTTTCTTCCTTTAGTGAATTACAAAAACCAACAGGATTTGAAAATATTGCTTACCGTACCGTTGTTGGTGCATTAAGAGATGCAGGACAAGCAACTATTGAGTTTGGTGATTTTGTTGGCAATTTAAAAAATCCATTTTACTTAACAAATATTGCTCGCTTAACTCAAGCAAAAAGACAAAACGTGCCAGGAGCAGAAAAAGCTTTAGTAGATTTTGTTGCACAAAAAGAAGAACCATCTCTTACATTACCAGAAGTGCCAGAGCCAGAAGGCGTTGGGTTACAAGTTGCCAGAACGATTGGACAATATGCTGTTCCATACGCAGGCACAAGAAAAGCTTTATCTGATGCTGGTATAAAAATAGCAAAAAAAGCTGGTGAAAAATTCTTTTCTAAAGACCAACTTGTTAGAACTGGTAAAGAAATAGCCTTAGGTTCAGCAGTAGAACAGTACGCATTTTCTCCAGATGAAGAAAGACTATCCAATCTATTACAAGAAGTAGCACCTAATGCTGTATTCGAATTTTTACAAGCCAACCCAGAAGATCCAGAAGCATTACAAAGACTTAAAATGGCTCTTGAAGGATCTGCCATAGCTGTTCCTTTTGAATTTGCTGCTAGAACTTTGGGTAAATTAAGATCACAAAAAACTAAAGAAGTTGAGGTAAAACAAACGGCTGAAACAGATGAAAACATTGCTACTGATGTACCAGCAGAACAAACAATACAAGAAGCACAACCATATAAACCACAAGCTGGTGTCAAATCATTTGATGAACTAACAAAAGAAAAACAAAATATTATTAAGGCACAACAAAAAGATCCTATTAATTTTAAATTTGATGATGTTAGTGGTAACGCTTCTGCCAAAGTTGGTAAAAATAAATTTGATTTTGTGCGCAATCCAGATGGCACATATCAATTAAATATAAAAAGTTTTAGAAATAAAGAAGAAGTTGAAGCAGCAATAAATATTGAAAAAGATATTCAAGCAGCCAAGGGTGTTAATATTGATGATGAAATTCCATACCTTAGAAAACAATTTACTGAACAAGAAATCAATAGACCAGTAGAAAGATTTAGCAATTTAACAGATGCAAAAAAATACGTTGTTAAAAGATTTGTTAATAAAGGTGGTTTACCTAGCGATCTAAGCCCAGTACAACCAAAAGTAAAACTCGCTCGTTCTATATTAAAGTTTCACCCAGAAGATTATGGTTTAGAAGATGTTGCATCATCTATGGGTTATACAAGAAGAGAGTTGCCACCATCATATTTATCAAAAGATTTAAGACCAGGTGATGCTTTTGAAAGAGCTGGAGAAAAATTAACCGAAGCAGGATTTACTGGCAGATTGGGTGATCGTGCGACAGGATATAGTGGTTTAGAAAAAGACGAAATTAGCAGCATTTTAGCAGACAATAGGCCTTTACCATCAGATGCAAAATTCGATGATTACCAAAACTTTCAAGCGCAACAAAACGCAGCAGATGCGTTGGTTAATAAATTAGAGTCTGCTGGTTACGATCCTACTACTATGACTAATGCACAAGTTAGATCGGCATTAAAAAATATAGACAACGAACAAAATTATTTAGAACAGGGTTTGGATCAAGCAGAATATTTTGACAGCCAAACTGATGAATTTGAAATACAAATAAAATCAAGAGCTGAAAGAGTTGCTAGAGAAGCAAGAGAAGCTGCTGGTATTGTTGATGAACCAGAAATCAGATTATCTCAAGGTGGTAATAAACCACCAGTAGAAGGACCAGAAAAGGCTGGCAATATAAGATTAGATAAATATGCTGAACCAGAAGATTTTAAAAAGATAGTTCAAGATGTTGTTGATAATCAAGTAAATCTTGATGCAGCTCGCAGGGTAGTTAAGTTTGGCACACAAGGAGAAGAGCTTACAGCATTAGCACAACAACTTGGTATGACACCAGACGATGTTATGTTAAGAAAGGTTGGTCAAGCTTTTAATGCTGAACAAGTGCATGCAACCAGAATGTTATTCGATGAAGCTGGCGCAAGAGTGGCAACATTAGCGGGCAAAGTAGCAGATCCATCACAAGCATCAGATGCTCTAAGAGTTGAGCTTAAATATGCTATGACCAAGTTTGCTTCTTTAGCAGAACAATTGGTTGGTATAACTGCTGAAGCTGGTCGAGCTTTAAGAGCTTACAGAGAATACATTGGTCCAGCCGAACAAAAAAATAAATTTATTGCAGACTTTCTAAAAACAAATACCAGAGATGATATTGATGAATTAGCTAAAGCTATAACACAAATTGATTCCGATGAAGGTTTGGCAACATTTGTCAAAGAAGCTTACAAACCAACAACCAAAGATATGATCCAAGAACTGTGGATTAATGGTTTGTTATCAGCGCCACCAACACACATGGTTAATATTATTTCCAACACAATAACAACTGGTCTTAGACCAGCAGAATATTTCTTGGCTGCTGCTGCAGGAAAATTTAGAAAAGGCGATGATAAAATTACTTTTGCAGAAGCGGGCGCAAGACTGGCTGGTTCTGTACATGGTGCATTAGAAGGTTTAAGAGGTATTGGTAAATATCTCTTAAGGGGTGAACCATTATCAACATTTGATGATCCATTAACAAAATTAGAATTAGCAAAACAAAAAGCTATTCCTGGCTTAGTTGGTGATATTGTTAGAATCCCGGGAACAGCCCTACAACTTGGTGATGCTTTATTTAAAACAATAGGGCAACAACAAGAATATTTTGGTCGAGCTGTAAGACAGGCTAAAAAAGAAGGAAAGGGCATGAAACGTGCCTATGAACTTTTAAGGGATAAATCCAAGCTTGGTGCAGAAGTAAAACTAGATGCCATTGATGAAGGGCGTTATGTAACATTTACTAAACCATTAACAGGGCTTGCTCGAGATTGGCAGGCTTATGTAGCCAGACATCCAGGCTTTAGATTCTTAACTCCTTTTATTAGAACACCAATTAATATTGTTAATTATGCTTTTGATAGATTGCCAACATCAGCTTTTTTTGGTCAAACAAAAGAAGATATAGTTAAAGGAGGTCTTGCTAGAGATAAAGCATTAGGCAAAATAGCTTTAGGTAGTTCAATAATGTTGGGTGTTTCTTCACTAGCACAAAACGGACAAATAACTGGTAGAGGTCCTTCAGAATGGAAAGAAAAACAACAGCTTATGGAAGAGGGTTGGCAGCCGTATTCTATTAAAGTTGGTAATAAATATTATTCTTACAATAGGTTTGAACCTGTTGGTATATTGTTTGGTGTGACAGCCGATCTCAATGAAATTGTTAGAGATGCACCACAAAAGTTTCAAGATGAAAACAAAGATGCTATAGCAGATATAGCTGCACAACTTGTTGGTTCTGTTTCTGAAAACTTAATTAATAAAACTTTCTTAACTGGCTTGGCTGGTGCAGTTGAAGTTATTAGTGATCCAGACAGATATGGTGATAGATTCGTACAAAGATTTGCAGGTTCATTTGTGCCAACTGCTTTTTACTATGGTAGAAAAGCAGAGGATAACTTAGTAAGAGATGCTAGAACAACAACCGATAATTTAATTAATAGATTACCTCAGGTTGGTGGTGAGTTTTTCTTTGGTAAAACATCAAAAGATTTACCACCCAAAAGAAATGTATTTGGTGAAACCATAGAATACAGGCCAACACCAAATGTTTTTGGTTATACCTTCATTCCAATTAATATTTCTGAAATACAACAAGATCCAGTATTTTCAGAATTAAATAGAATTGGCTATGTTCCAAGTATGCCACAAAGAAAAATGGGATCTGTTGAATTAACAGCAGACCAATATGAATCTTTATTAAGAATACAGGAAGAACTTGGTACAAAACAAAAGCTTGAACAAATTGTCTTAAGTCCAAATTACATCAATAGCACAGAATATCAAAAACAAATGATATTAGAAAAGGTTATAAAAGAATCTCAAGAGTTAGCTAGAAATATCTTTAGACAAAGAAATCCAAGCGTGGTGCTTGAAGATATAGAAAACAAAAGAAAAGAAATACAAAAATGAACCAGAATCAAGTTGGCCGTGCAGGGGAATACCTGACCGCCAGCTACCTCGCCAGATACTTTGACGAGTTATTTGAATGTCCTCCCCAATCCCGCTACGATTACCTAACCACCCTCAATAGCATTTCTTACAAGATCCAAGTTAAAACATCGGCTTCTACATTTACCAAGAACAACAACGAATGGGTGCGTTGGGACATCAAGAAGAAGGTATCAAACAAAGGTACAATAAGGTTATATGATAAAGATGAGGTTGATATATTTGCTTTTGTTTATCTTCCTTTGGACAAGGTTATTTTCTTGCCAAACGAAAACCTTGGCAAAACATATCAAAAGAAGTTAGAATTTGTTAAAGGGTTCAATGCAGTTGAATCATTGAAAACTGCAATTGAGATAATAAATATATTAAGAGAGAGAGAAAATGACACAGAATCTAAACCAGCTATTCGAGCTGTATCTTCGTGATCTAAAACGCAGAAGTTGCAAGACTACTGATCGTATTATTCAACTATACGAAAGCAATATAAAACCGACACTTGGTGATAAGCCAATTACAGATATAATTCGTGGTGATATTGCATCATTACATTTGGTTATATCTGAAAGAGCGCCTTATGTTGCCAACAAAGTTTTAACCACTCTCAAGGCAATGTTCAATCTAGCCATTACCTTGTCTTTAGTGGAGAACAATCCAGCCACGCACATACATAAGAATCGTGAGAACAAGCGCAAGCGTTACTTAACCAATGACGAGTTGCTCAAGATCGTGCGTGAGATGAACAGATTAAAAGACCATCAGCTCTACAGTAAAGCCATACTCTTTATTTGGTTACTCATGCTAACAGGCGCACGCAAAGGCGAGATAGCACAAGCCAAATGGACGGACATACAGAACAACAAACTAATTATTAAAGATCATAAAACGGATCGCTTGGGTGAGGACCGCATAATATATTTGTCTCCACAAGTTGTTAATATGTTAAACGAGTCTGTCAAAGACTCAGAATATATTGTCGGCATTAAATCACCCAGGCGTGCTTGGCAAACAATACTTAAGAACTGTGGTATCGCAGATGTGCGTTTGCACGACATCAGGCATAGTTATGCTTCTTGGTCATTGCAGGTGGTTAAGCTTGCGGACGTGGGTGAACTACTTGGTCACAGAGATCAAGCTACCACACAAAGGTATGCTCACATTCACGAAGAGAAAAGTATTGAGAACGCAAATCTAATTGGCGCACATATCGAGAGTCTGATTACAGACTCACAAAGCGTCTATGTCAAAAACGATTGACGTTGGCTTTTCCATATCGGTTGATAATCCTAATGCCAGTAAGTATTCAGCAACTGTTTGTGGTTTCTTACCTTTAGACTGAGAAATGCTAAGAAGTTTCTTATGTATTTCTCGGTCAATCCAAACAGCTTTCTTGCCGTTTCTTTCTTTCATTATTGGATCATCAAAGCTTAATAAGCTCATTATAAATCCTCTTTTAGTGAGATCAGTTTATCAAGATAGAAACGAGCTTTCTGATAATCCTGTAAATTGGCGTTCTTATGTGGCGCACGCCAAACGTATTTCAACACTTGACCACGACAAAACTCTTCAAAACCATCGTGTCCCAAAGCCGACTTTATTGCGTCTAAACACTCAACCGAACCTTGCGTATAATGGCTTGGTCTATTTACTGGATCGTTCCCTTTTTTATCTCTCATAACTAATCTCCTATAAAATTCACACTTTTTATTGTAAATGTGTATTAATGAGTATATATTAAACTGAATTAAGAATAAAAGGGAGTTTTATGCAAAATATTAACGACAACTTAGATGCGAATAAAACTTTCATCAATACCAATCAATTAGCAAAGCGTTGGAACAAGAGTCCAAGAACGATTGAGAATTGGCGAGGTCGAGGTGAAGGTCCAAACTATTACAAAATTGGTGGCAAGGTCTTATACGATCTAGCAGAGATTATTGAATTAGAAAACAAATCGTATATAAGTAATGGCGCACGCACTACTTAGTCCATCAGCTTCTAACATTTGGTTGAAGTGTCCTGGTATGCCAAAGCTGGCAAAGGACGTGCCATATCAAGTAAGTGAAGCAGCAGCTAATGGAACACTTATTCACTCTATGGTTGAAGCCCAGCTTAAAGACCGTTTAGATGGTGTGACATTGGAAGATTATTATTTAAACAAAGAAGAAGCGATAGAAGATTTTGTTATTAAGATTGACCAAGGCATGATTGATTGTGCTAAGAGTTATGTCGAATACGTTAGAAAAAGACAAGAAGAATTAGACGGCAGACTATTAATAGAAGAACGTGTGTCGATAGAAGAAATAAGCGGAGATTGTTGGGGAACAGCAGATGCAATAATAATAGCTAAAAACAGATTGGTCGTATGCGATCTTAAATCTGGTAAGTTCCCTGTCGAAGCAAAAGACAATACCCAGTTAATGATCTATGGTTTAGGTGCGTTATCTCGTTATGGTAACGAAGATACCACTATGGAATTAACCATAGTTCAACCCCGTGGATTCCACCCAGACGGCCCAGTTAGAACTTGGGACATATCAGCGGTGGATCTAGTTGAATGGGGTTACGAGTCTTTGAAGCAAGCAACAGATGCTTGTGCAGAAGAAGAGCCAGAGTACAACTTTGGCGATCATTGCAGATTCTGCAATGCGAAAGCGAAATGTCCTGTCTATCAGGACTTAACCAAAATAGGAGAAAAATATGAGTGATAACTCTGAAAATGACGGTAAGCTTTTTACCCTTACTGGTGAAGACGGTAAGGCAAGAGATGTTTACCCAGACGATTTAGATGACTCAACACAGCCGATAGCGAATGAGTTGAGTGCAGCATTGGAAATTAAAAATGCTCGATCCGTAAAGTATAACGAAGCTTTGCTTGAGATAAGAACCAATCAAGTGATTGATGCTTACATATCTCAGCAAGCACATAAGCTAGAAACAGCTTTACCACCAAAGGTAGAAGTTGCTTCTGGTAAGGTGAAGAAATGAGCTTAGATTTAATTAGAAAAAAGTCTAAAGTTAAACCACCTAGATTGGTGATCTTCGGTGGCCCAGGTGTAGGTAAAACTTCATTTGGTGCTACTACCAATAAACCTATCTTTCTTTTAACAGAAGATGGTATGGGTAAAGTTGAAGCCGACCACTTTCCAGTTGCTAAAAACTGGGACGAGTTCATGGGTTATCTCAAAACACTACAATCAGAGAAACATGAATTTAAAACCGTTGTGGTTGATTCACTTGACTGGTTAGAACCTTTGATTTGGCAAAAGGCTTGTGATGATAATGGGTGGAAATCCATTGAACAGCCTGGCTATGGTAAAGGTTATGTCGAAGTTCTTAAGTATTGGCGTGAATACATTGATATTCTCAATGATCTTAGAAACAACGGTATGACTATTATTCAAATAGCACACAACCAAATTAAAAAGGTTGAAGATCCACGCATTGAACCTTTTGATCGTCACGAATTAAAACTGCACAGAAAAGCTGCTGATTTGTTATTGGAACATTCAGACGCTTGTTTCTTTGCTAGTTTTAAACTAGGTACAGTCAAAGTTCAAGGTAAAGGTGGCAACATGACAACCAAAGCCGTTAGTGGTGAAAGGGTAGTTTATACCCAAGAGAAGCCAGCGTATCTAGCTAAGAATAGATATGGCTTACCAGAAGAGCTACCAATGGAATGGTCTGTCATTAGAGAGGAAATGTTGAAGTAATGTTTCCAGAATATGAATGGGTTGGTAGAGAAGAGGAAGAACCGCAGTATGACGCTGATGGGTTCTGTCGCTTCTGTGCTGAACACGAAAGTAAATGTAATGGATATAAGTGTTGGAGGTAAAATATGGACTTAAGTAATTACGATTTAGAGGTTGATGTATCTTTGGAAAAAGATGTATTAGCACCTGGTAAATATAATGTCAGTTATGTATCTGCTGAAGAGATAACTGGAAAGAATGGTTGGGTAGCTGTAAAGATGGTATTCGCAGTAGAAGGCAAGAGCGCATTTGTGCCTTGCACATTTACAGTTGCTTCCAATAATCCGAAAGCCGTTGATGTTGGTAAACAATCATTGGCTATGCTTGCTAACGCAGCAGGTTTATCACAACTGAAAGATACAGACGATCTTAAAGGTAAGGTTGTATCGGTTGAGGTAAAACACAACGAGCGTGGTTATGCTGAGATAGATGATAACTACGGTAAGAACTGGCAAGCAGTTGAAAAGAAAGTATCGGCTACTAAGGTAGAGCCTAAGAAAGCCGATGAAGAAGAAGATACTTCTGATATACCTTTCTAATAATGTTCGATGTTAAAGAAGATAATCCTTCCTTGTGTGGTTACTGCAAACAACCAACGAAGGGTTATCTCTACATTGATAAAAACAAAGCCTATGGAGCGTGTTCAATGGATCATCTAAGTAAGATAGCAAAAGGCGAGAAGCTACCAAGAGTAGCTAGACTATCAGAGAAAGGTTTGCGTTATGCCATAACACAAACTAGAGATACTTATATAGCAATATCCAAAGAAGAAAAAACATACACCATGCACGAATGGGATAAGAAGAATAGAGAGAGATTGTTCTCAAGCATCATCTTAAATTATTTAGATTTTGCAAACTATCAAGCAGAAACGGGGTTAAGCGACTTTGGCGAGTCTAGTTGAATATTTTGGTAATGACGGCTTAGTAATAGATCAGAATTTAGTTTTCCAAGGTAAAGGGAAAACAACGGACGATCTCTTGCGTGAGTTGAACGACTTTGGGTTAGATGTTGCCTTTTTAGATTTAAGCGGTAGTTTAGTACGAGTTGCCGTGCGTGCTAACTCAAGTGTGCGTCCCGACAAACATGGTGAGAAGTCTGGGTGGTATGCGGCCAATCAAATGGGTGAGCATACATTTTGTTCATTTGGTAATTGGCGTACTGGAGAAGAACGCAAGTGGTCGAGCGTGCAACCGAACGATTTGACCGTGGCCGAGCGTGCGGATCTCCAGAAAAAGCTCAAAGAAGCCAAAGAATTAGCAGAAAAACACAAAATAGAACGCTATAACGAGGTAAGTGTCGATTGTAGGGCGAGATTTAATTCCTACGAAGAATTATCAGAACACCCATACCTCAAGTCCAAGAATATCAAATGCACAGGTCTGAGAGCGAATAAGAAGCTCTTAGTTGTACCAATTTACAATGCCGATGGTGAATTAAGAAGTTTGCAATATATTTCACCAGAAGGTGAGAAAAGATTTGTGTCGGCTAGTGAAGTAAGAGGTAATTTTTATCCGATTGGTTTCGATATTAAAGATTTATCGCAACAAAAAACAATTTATGTTGTTGAAGGTTTAGCTACAGGTGCGACTGTGAACGAAGCAACATCTGACCCCGTTGTGTGTGTTTTCTCCGCCAACTTTGGTTTGCACGCTCTAACCAAATTAAGAGAAAAGACACAAGCTAAGTTCATAGTCGCCTTTGACAACGATGAAAACCAAATAGGGAAAAAGAAAGCGGAGGATTGTACTAATGCAATTGCTAATTGTATAGCACGCATACCAAGCAAGCCTGGTGATTTCAATGATCTTGCACTCGAACATGGTATCGAACAAGTAAGATCGGAGTTATTGCAAACAGGACTCGGACTTAAGCAATATGCAGTTCGTGGCTTGGTTGAAGATCCTCCGCCTCGTGAGTGGCTTGTGCAGGGTTTGGTCGAAAGATCAAAACCTATGCTCCTAGCTTCGATTGGTGGCGTGGGTAAATCTATGTTGGCCCTTGATCTTGGTTTAAAAACTATTACAGGTAATGGCTTTTGGTTGGACAATCCCATCAAGCGTGCGGGCAACGTAGTTATTCTAGCTGCGGAAGATGATCGTATTGAGATCAATCGTAGAATCAATGCGCTAGATCCTAAGTTTAAAAGAATACAAGCAAGTTACGATATGTATTGTTTTAGTGTGCCTGACTTTGGTAAACCATTTACTTTATTAAAAGAGGATAATCTTGGTTTGCATACGACAGCTCAAGCCGAAGAATTAATGCAAGAGCTAGAAACTATCCCAGACTTGGAGTTGGTGGTCATTGATCCGATACAAGCTTTCGTCAATGCGCCGATTACTACAAGCCAAGAAGCTTCACAAATGTATTCGCAGTTTGCATCAACGATTGCATCACGCTTCAATACTTCGGTTATCTCCGTGCATCATATGTCTAAAGTAGGTTTAACAGGTACAGAGGACGTTATGCAAGCCAGAGCAAGCATTAGAGGTAGTTCAGCATTGGTTGATGGCGCTCGTGCGGCTATAGCGATTTGGCTTGCGCCAGAGAGCGAAGCCGAACAAGTCTGTTCTGAGCAAGGCGTTGAGTATGATCGTTTAAGAGTTGTTAAGTGCGGTATTGTTAAAGCCAACAGTTCTGAGGTTGATACCAAAGTTAAAACCCTGTTTAGAAAGAACGCTATTTTAGAACCAATTGTAGATAGTAAGGGGATTAATTGGGAATGATTCTATATTCAGAAGAAGTATTGGAAAAAGCCTGGCGCTACGATTGCAAGCAGAGATCGAAACAAGATCAACAATGGCTTACCCAAAGCAATTATCGCAAGTTGTTTGAAATCTATATGGACAACTACTTAGCTGGTTATCCTCTTGATATGGATATTTATATCCCAGATTGGTTATTAGAGTTTATTGAAACGGAGTTAGACGATGATTTGTCCTGAGTGCAAGGGTAAAACCAAGGTAACGGATTCGAGAGCGCACGCAGAGGGCGCATTGATTAAGCGCAGAAGATTATGTTTAAATTGTGGTTTAAGGTTTACGACTTATGAAGAACAGTACAAAAGAAAAAACAAATAGAGAGCTAATGGGTGAGTTCAGCTCACCAGATAACAAGCGCTCTAGTTATATTTATAAAAAAGACAACAAGTATGAAGTTGATTTATTTGAAGAGGATAAATTGATTAAGAAAGTTGATATGCGTAACTATCCAATATCACACGCCCGCTTTGTCGCTGAAATGTGGTATCTAGGATTAACCAATTACATTACCAAAAGGAGGAAGAAATAATGAGTAAAGGTTCAGATC